GGGTACGTGTGTAATACCCATCTCTCCCAATATTCTGCTTGGAAGAAATCTTCCCAATCCTCTTTAGAACTTTCTTTGATTTTCAGCATCCCCTTATGTATCTCATACTGTTCCGTCTCTATTCGCAGCTCTTTAGGAATGATAGCACCTTTCCTAAGAAGTTGTGCGCGCATGAGTCTCGGATTACCGTGATCTGGATACTGTTGAACCCCTCTTTCACCAAAATCAATAATTCTCTTATTTGGTAGGATGACTCTATACTTATGTGTGACGGATGGACTGGGCTTAAGAACGACGTACATTATACTTGTATGCTAGAATATATCACGTCGGGTAATATACCCGTTCGAGTTGGACAAAATGCAAAAGAGAATGATCATCTCACGAATACGAGTGACCCTAAGTACTGGTGGATGCATGCGAGTGGGTACCCAGGTGCCCACGTTGTCGTGTGCTACGAGGGGGAAGAACTCCCCAGAGTTGTGAAGCGAGAAGCAGCCGTACTGGCTATACACCACAGCAAGACACCAGAGTCAAAAATGTCTTGGGTTGATGTGACGCGAGTCGAAAACGTGACATCCATGAAACAACATGGAGGTCGCCGTTTTCATGCGAAGGGAAAAAGTTATAGTAGACTTGAGTAGAGTCCGGCGATGTAGTATACTTCCTTAAATCCAAGACCCTCCAATTTCTCTGCCGCAAATCTGGCCCGTTGTCCAGTGTTGCAGTAGACGAGTATCCCCTTCTTGGGAAGGTTAGCCGTTGTTTTTTTGTTAATTTTGTTGACGGGAATATGAACAGCTTTGGGGTAGTGCCCCGCGCGGTATTCCATGGTGGTACGAACGTCTATGACAACCTTGACCTTACCAGACTTGATGAGTCGCTTGGCTTTTTCCGAGGACACTAGGTTCTGACCCAAATAGGTATACGCGAGAGCAGCACTGAGAGTGGTAGCGATGAGAAGAGGAATCATTTAGTATCTACGGGGATTTTAACTTCGACGTGGTCCATCTCGAAGCAGCACTGTGCGTTTCCATCATAGGTTCTTTGACAAGCTTTACAGTAATAAAGGATAGGAGTGTCCATAGTATATATGGAGGCTAAGAAAAAGGTTGAAGAGTACGTTCGTCTGAACCCCGCAGACTCTGCGAAGCGTTCGTTGAGTAGTCGCATGGCCGCCACGGAGAAGGCACTTAGGGCTGAAAAAGTTCCCTATAGGTCTGATTGTGACTCGGAGAAGTTCAAGGACCGACTCACAAATTGGGAAGGGGAAAAGGACAAAAACTTTGATTGACAACCGGAGCTAACATAACAGTTTTTGTGTGTGAATTTTTCGAGCTTCATCCCACCTACCGGACATCTCGATTAACCTCTTCGTCTGCGCTTTCATTTTAAAGAGTGACTGACCGTTTCGTAAATTCTTAAAGGCATTCTCTACTGTTTTGTTCGTGATGGTCACACGACCGACTTTGTAACGCCTGAGTTCATTCTCTACCTCTGCGAGTCTGCTCTGTAAACTGAGGATGGTCACCTTGTGCTTTTTGATTTTTGGGTCGCTCTTGAGTGCCTTGATGATACCTTTCTGTTTCTTGATTTTCGCATCTTTCTTCTTGACGACCTTGTCTATCTCGATGATAAACTTGGAGACTTTACGGGACGACTTCACCATTTTACATACTTTTTACTTTTTCGTTTTCTACTTAGGTACTCTCACGCGTTCGTGATTCAGATCGGGGCAACACTGAGCATTTCCATCATACGTCTTGTTACACGCTCGACAATGGACCATTGTCCTATTGTTGTTGTTGTTACTGTTACTGTTACTATTACTGTTGTTAAGATCGAGGAACTTGCTCTTGGGACGGATATATTTGGGAACAGTTTTGACATTTTTATTGTTGATGTTCATTCTGGTACCAGTAACCGAAACTGGTTTTACAAAAGCCGCAACTGGGTGATAATTTCTGAGACCGTTAGAATTCTCCGTGAAAAGAGCACCTCTACCCGTCATTTTGATACGACGGCCCTTGGTATCGAGGTATAATGTAGGTCCTGCTGACATTTTATTGAATGCATTTCTCGCCGATTTAGCCGACATGTGTGTTTATATAGAGTACTATTTAATTCCCGAAAGCAACACCAGCCATACCATTCTTGATACGAAGAATGTTGTAGTTAACCGCATAGACGCGGTGAAGCTGGTTACCACCGGTGGGGTAAGTGAGTGTAAGTTTGGCGTTATCGATACGTGAGAAGTTTAGAGAGCCAGTTGGTTGCATCTTGCTCATGGTGAGACAGAAGGGCCACGAGTAGGTGGGGAGATCATCCAAGGCGCTATCGGGGAGGTCGGTACAATGCATCTCGGGGACGACATCGTGGTGGTACACATTAGAGGTGTTCTCAAAGAGAGTCACACCGTTGATGTAAAGAGACGACGTGGCGAAATTGAATTCATCGGCCCAAGCTGCGCCGTTCGCGTTACCGGACACGAGATGAAGTGACTTTACGGGGTGGTTGAAGTAGCTCAGGTCAATATCGGTATCCGTATTGGTCGCAAGTTGATGTTGGGTTTGAGTGATGAGAATTTCGTGCTCGGTATCCGTGAAGTGCTTACGCTCTTCAGTGTCCAAGTAGATGTAGTTACCATATACCTTGGGGGTATCCGCGGGGGTATAGCCATCGCGACACTTTATACGGATTTCGACTTCATGGTACTGGAGTGCTACCAAGGGGAGAGATTTTGTCCAGTCTTCACCGAAAAAGAAGGGAATCATGTAGTAATTACCAGAGTGGTTATCCTTGCGGTTGTTCGTGGTCACCGCGAAAGAAGCCTTCGCCGCGGTATCACGCATGAGTGGGTTATGAACACCTTGAATGTAAAGTGAATCCAACTGAGAAACCATTTGACCGCCGATCCAGAGCGAGAATTCGGTAGGACTGGCGGCGGAACGAGCGAATAATCCAGTAGCAGCATCTTGAACACCGGCGATACCGGCAGCCTCGATCCAGATGTAACTCATGAGATCCCCCTTGGAGCGGATGGGAATGGAGACTTCATTATTGGCACCGAAGGTACCGATGTAATCCATGCGCTCAGCCTTCATGGCGAAGTTGGTGTAGCGCTTATAGTTCTGACGGAAGAAGCTGACCTGGGGGTCACCAGTGATATACACATCCTGGGCACCCACCGACACGAGCTCAATTAAAGCAGCAGACATTTATTAATAAATGATATTAAAATTTTGGCTCATTATAAACATATGGTGGTATTCCAAGCTCTGACTTGGGAGGCGCGTGACGTGGATGAAGAACACATGATCAGTATATTAGGTAAAACTGAAACTGGGAAATCGGTCTGCGTGACAACAGTTTTCGAACCGTATTTTTTTGTGAAGTTACCGAGAGGTACGACGGATCGGGATGTTCGTCTCTTGTATGATGACCTGAATAAACTTCGCCCCGATCATGTTACGGGTTACAGTGTCACACAGAAGAAGGATGTATGGGGCTTTCAAAATAATGAAAAGTTTCCGTACATGCGTCTAAACTTCAAGACCCTGGCGGATCGCCGAAAGGTCAATTCGATATTCGGATACAATCGAGATTTTAAACAATACCACGTCTATGAAGCAAATCTCGACCCTGTTCTGAGATTGATGCACCGCACTGGTATTCAGTCGACTGGCTGGCTCGATACCGGACTCGAATGTGTTCGATCACATCTCGCAAAAGTTGATATCGATCTCTGGTGTAATGATTGGCAGACACTCAAACCCGTAGAGCGAGACGATATCGCACCCTTTGTCGTCGCATCGATTGATATTGAGTGTAATAGTTCAACTGGGAAGTTCCCAAACCCCGATGTTCTGGGTGATGCGTGCTTTCAGATAGCTATTTCACTATGTACGTTCGGGAGTGATGAACCATACGAGAAGACATGTCTATGCTACAAGAAAACGGAGGGGCCTGATACCGCGAGTTTCGAGACGGAGAGGGAGATGCTCGAAGCGTTCCAGAAGTACGTACAGGAAAAGGATATCGATATCATAACAGGTTGGAACATTTTCGGGTTCGATCTTGAATACATTTATAAAAGAGCTCTTCTGACGAATTGCGATGAAGAATTTTTCAATCTGGGAAAGCTACATGAACCTCCGAGTGAGCTCCTGTTAAAAAAGCTCAGTTCGAGTGCCCTCGGTGATAATTTCCTGAAACTTCTTCCCATGACTGGACGTTTCATCTTCGATATGTTCCACGAAGTAAAGAAGGGATACAAACTTGACTCGTATAAACTGAATGAAGTGTCAAAGTTGTATCTGGGTGATCAGAAGATTGATATGTCACCAAAGGAGATGTTTGCTCGGTACAAGGAGGGTGATCCAAAAAAGTTGGGTGAAGTCGCAGAGTATTGTATCAAAGATACCCTACTTCCACATAAACTGGTAAAAAAACTATGTATCCTTCTAAATTTACTGGAGATGGCTAAAGCAACATGGGTTCCCCTTTGCTTCTTAGTTGAACGTGGCCAGCAAATCAAAGTGTTTAGTCAGCTCACGAAAAAGGCACGCGAGCTTGGATACATGGTACCCACGATCAAATACGGATCTCTACCCGAAGAACCATACGAGGGTGCAACCGTTTTAGAGGCACAGAAAGGAGCTTATTACACACCAATCACGGCCCTGGATTTTGAAGCCCTGTATCCATCGATCATGATGGCGCACAATTTATGCTATTCGACGCTCGTGATGGATGAACGACGCTACGGAAATATACCTGGTATCGTGTATGAAACATTCAAGATCGGTGAGAAAGTGTATAAATTCGCACAAGGTGTCCCGAGTCTTTTACCGGCTATCTTAATGGAGCTTAAACAGTTTCGTAAGAAGGCGAAGAGGGATATGGCGGCCGCGACGGGTTCGATGAAAGAAGTCTATAACGGTAAGCAATTGGCGTACAAAATATCGATGAACTCGGTGTATGGTTTTACTGGTGCTGGCAAGGGTATTCTTCCATGCGTTCCAATCGCATCCACGACAACATGTAGAGGTCGCGGTATGATCGAGGAGACGAAAAACTATGTGGAGGAAAACTTCCCAGGTGCGAAAGTGAGATACGGTGACACCGATTCAGTGATGATCGAGTTCGACGTGGGTGACCGAACGGGTGAAGAAGCCGTCAAGTACAGCTGGGAGATTGGTGAGAGAGCAGCTGAAGAATGTAGCGCACTCTTCAAGAAACCGAATAACCTGGAACTCGAGAAGGTGTATTGGCCCTATTTCTTGTACTCAAAGAAGAGGTACGCCGCCAAACTCTGGACAAAGGGAAGGGATGGGAACATGCACATGGATTACATAGATATTAAGGGACTTCAGGTTGTTCGTCGAGACAATACACCTCACGTGAGAGAAGTGTGTAAAGAGCTCCTGGATGTTATCCTGACCTCGAGTGATCCAGGACCACCCAAAGAGTTGGCCAAAGAACGAGCGATAGAACTTCTTTCGGGTGACATACCCAACGAAAAGTTGATACTCAGTAAGTCACTCTCAGATAGTTATAAGGTCAATGGGGAACCAGTTTCAGTGTCAGGTTCTCGAATTGGTGAGATTAACCAGGCTCATGTACAAGTTGTTCATAAAATGCGAGAACGAAAACCCGGTTCGGAACCACAATCTGGGGATCGCGTTCCATTTCTACTGACAAAAACAGAAGACCCAAAGGCAAAGGGATTCGAAAAGTCTGAAGATCCCAAATATGTGGAAGAGCACGACGTTCCAGTGGATTATCTCTACTATTTTGAAAATAAGTTCCTTAATCCCGTATGTGACCTTCTCGACCCATTATTTGAAAATACCAAGCAAGAAATCTTCGGTGATATTCTCGAGCAACACAAACCAAAAAAGAAGAAAGTCGCCCCCGCCCTCAGCACGATGAAGAAAGAGCAACTCGTAGAAGAGTGCAAAAAACTGGGACTGGATGATTCCGGTAAGGTTTCGGAATTACGTGAAAGGATTAAAGGGTCTCGAACAGAATCGATCGAAGACCTATTTAAAAAATATGAGCAATCTACTAGTAAGACATGAGCCTCCATGATCGAATTGCTGATATCGTCGATGAGGAGTTGAATGCGCGTCTCGTTTCAATGATGAATGAATACGTAGAGATTATTTCAAAAAAACACGGTATATCTATGGATCTTCTTCTGAAGGATATACCAGAAATATTCTCAGGTGCAATCTGTAAAGGTACGAAAACCGACGGGCGACGCTGTACATTCAGGGGAATAAATGGTGGGTATTGCAGACATCATGTGACACAAATAAATCGACTGAAACACATGTCAATTTCGCGGAGTCATAGTCATAATCATAGCCCCGAACTCATGTATGTGAAAGATTGTCCGGGGTGTAAATTTTCAAACGAGCTTATAGATTTGGGTACTATGATTGGTAATGAGTAAATCCGATATACTACTAACTTCCATCAACACCTTTTACACCGAAGAAGAAAACAGAACTAAATTGGTGAACATTTTAGACAAATCGAATGGCATTTCGCTACGCAACTTGGAGTGGTTCATAACCAACTACGCAAAAAAAAATCATACGACCTTTACAACCCGGGATGGAAAACTATTCACGGTTCATTGTGCGTATAAATCAAGTCTTGATGGTTACAGTAAAAAACTATTCGATCCATTTTGTCGATCGGAAAAATTTGCATACCTCGTTCCAGGGACATCTCATGAAATTCATACAACTCTCGCACAGTTAAATTTCATCAAATGGTGTATTAAGAATAATATCATCGAGTACATTAGTACCAACAAAACGTCATTATTTAGTAAGCAACTGACATAACTCCACCTTCAAATACGAAGGTTTGGTATCCAGTGTAATACATATTCAGAGAGTACGTATTTGTAGTCACATCAACTTCCGCCCCGTTTAGTTTCACCTCTATATTTGTTTTATCTGACTGTATTTGACTAAAATCCAAGTTCCCCGATGGATCCACATTGATCGGATTCATCGAGAAACTATACGTATATACATTTCTGATAGGCCTTGCCAGACGATTCCTGAAGGGGATTAGATATTTGTAATAATTGTGATTCGTTTTTGTAACATTTGGGAGACGGTTTCCATTGATATAGAAACTCGCGGACTCCATGATCGGATCGAAAAATGTCTGTTGATCGTCGAAGCTCACATTCGAAGAAAAGTTGAAACGATTTTGAAATAGTCTCTGTTCATTGATATTCACAGACCCAATGGCATCATTTTCGATTTCAAACTTTGTGTTTCTTAAGAACCAATGAATACATTTCACTGGAATATTCGGTACGAGATTGTTCACAATCGACGAAACACCAAGTTCGCTCACCGCGGAAGGATGTTTTCTCACGAGATCGGTCACCAATGTCTGCTTTTCGGTCGCGAGATATATTCTCTCTTCGGGGCTGACAGTAAGTTCTTCTGTCACGATATTGAAAGATGGTAAAGATAACTGTCCATTGAAATCAGTGAAAAATGTTTGTGCGTGGAACTCGAATTCGAATTCAATCTTCTGGCGGTTGATCGCACATATGGGAAAGTAGGGACGATTTGGTTTATTTGATGTGTATTCATCACTCGCATACTTTCTCGAAAAGAAAAAGTGGAGAGGAATAACCAGATCCGAACTTGACCTGGCGATCGTTTCATTTCTACTGGATTCATCGTACCCTATATTTCTATTTACAAGAAACCTATTCGCTACTTTCTCAGAAATTTCCAAGTACAGTTCATCATAAATGATTCCCCAATCATCGTGGATTTTTTCAACTTCGATATCATCTACAAACATCGTGACACTCTTGAGGACGTGTCGCCCCAATTGATCTGCGTAGTTACCGTCGGCTATACCAGGCATTGATATACTCAGGTACATATTACTCAACAGATCACCCATATTTCTCGGGTTAAATGGAACTTTTATTGTTTGGGCAAACGGCCACCCAGTAATCGCTCCGTTATTGATGATATTACGAACCCTGTGATACTTTCTGAATTCTGAATGTCTTTCTGTCTTATAATTAAAGAATGATTCTTCTGGGTCTTTGGAAAGCAGGTGTAAATCCTGTTTTCCAATAGCTTTGAGGGAAATTTTAGCAGCCTCACCCATATCTACTTACTGCTCACATATTTTTAATATCATTCTTCCACATCGTAATGTGACTCGTCTTCAACATCTTCTCTAGATCCTCCTTCGCCTGCGCCGCCTCAGCCATGAGCGCTTTGACGCGTTCATCCGTGTATTCAACTGTCCTCGTATTGAGGAGGTAGTCCAAATTCCCATCAATGTTGGGAAAGATTGAGGACATCTCCGTCTCGAGTTCAGCCTTTTTCCTTTTGAAAACTACCAACTTCCCCTCGATGACCATGGATACAAACTTCGATTTATGGTCACACATACCCACCCGCTTCTCGAGGACATCGATGAGGTGTGCCTTCCTCATCTTGTAATGTTCGAGTCGGAGATCGATAAAGTCTTGAAGAATCTCTTCGGGGCTCGCGTACTTGTGAATACCCTTGGTGGGGTGGAAGAGGTGCATGTTGGAGACACGGAACGTCTTCCTCAATTTGAGATCCTTGAGAAGATCCTTACCCGCATACTCCATAATTTCAAAATGAACATCTTCAGTGGTCGAGTTATTGACGTATCCACCAATCATTTTCTTTTCCACGAGACCATCCAGGTACTCCTTGTAATCCTGTGTCCAGCGACCCGGTGGGAGTTCGGTCACCACGATGTTACTTTTGGACCAGTTCCATACACCTTCCATCATCCATGTATCCTCCTCTTTGTGGACAACTCCTTTGAAACCCCTGAACCAAGGTCGCATACTCACGAATTCTTCTCCCTTGAGATATCTCTGAATGTTCTCCTTGATATCCTCTGGGTTGAAGGGGGGTACATAGCAACTGAAACCTGTACCGATACCTTCCGTTCCATTGACCAAAACCATCGGTAGAGTGGGCATGTAGAAGTCGGGTTCAATCGAGCGACCATCATCATCCAGGTAATTGAGAATAGCATCGTCTCTAGGATCAAAGATCTTTCTGGCATCCTTGGTAAGCTTCGTGAAGATATACCTCGTTTGAGACGCATCCTTACCACCCATGAGTCTCGTACCGAATTGACCACAAGGCTCGAGAAGATTGATATTGTTCGATCCTGTATAATCATTCGCCAACTTTACGATCGTATCCGCGAGAGACACTTCACCGTGGTGGTACGCACTCTTCTCAGCCACAAATGCCGCCAATTGGGCAACCTTCATCTCATCCTTGAGATTCTTCTTGAAGCACGCGAACATCACCTTACGCTGTGAGGGTTTGAGACCATCCGCCATGTGTGCGATAGACCGCTTGAGATCTGCGAGACTGAAATTGACCAAGTCCTTGTGCACAAAATCAGAGATGTCCAATTGTTTCACACTCCCATAGGGGACTTCGAGTTGGTCAGCATCTTTCGCAGTGTTCTCTAAAAGCCATGACTTCCTCGCGTCAGCCTTTTTCTTATCAAAAGCAAGAATAATTGAATCATCGGTCATCGTATCCACATCGAATTTGACCGTGAGGTCCTGAATCTTCTTGAAATACTCCCGAGCTTCAGCTGATGTAGAAGTACCGAGACCCTTATAGTACTTAATCTTCCACCCTTGTTTTCCATCACCATACCAGGTCCTGAACGCAGAGTCAGTGTAGAATGACTTGGTTTGTGAAGCCTTTGTAGCTTTGATGATCGGGGTCACCATACTCACAACAAATCCAAGTTTCAAAAGACTGGGCCAGAAATAATGAATCATGTTGAGGATGAGACCCTTGATGTGGGACCCATCATTATCAGCATCTGTCATGATCATTAGGCGTCCGTAGCGAAGATCGGCGACACTCTTATATTCCTTACCCTGTTGGAGTCCCAAAATCTTCTTGAGATCATTGAACTCCTGGTTCGATGTGAGTTGGGCCACGGAGACATCTCGGACATTCTTACACTTGCCGCGGAGAGGGAAGACACCATAGTGGTCACGACCCACAACTGAGAGACCCGCGACCGCGAGAGTCTTTGCTGAGTCACCCTCTGTGACGATGAGGGTACAATCCTTTGAGTGTGCTGTACCAGCCTTGTTCGCGTCATCCAATTTGGGGATACCGGTAATCTTAGACTTGCGGGCCCCATCCGACTTTTGGAGTTCCTTCATCTCCTTAAACCTGGAGAGTGCCAAGAGTTCCTCTGCGATTCCAGTCTTGAGTGCGTTCTTGATAAAACTTTTGGATGCTTCAAACTTACTCCCAAAACTTTGAGACTTGGAGGTGCATTCAGACTTCACCTGACTGGAGAATGTTGGGTTCTCGAGGGTTGCCTTGACAAAGATAGTAAAAGTGTTCTTGACCTGTTGAGGTTTCAACTTAATCTTCTTCGCCATTTCATCGATGATACCGTTCGCGATGAGGTTCGCGGCGTGATCCACGTGTGTGCCACCCTTATTGG